AACCCAAAAAGCAGTCTTACCTGTCTCTGGTCTAGCAAATGCTATCATAAGATTACCACCACCAATACCACCTACATTTTCTTTTAGTACAGGTATATTAAACTTCCATCTAGTTGTAATATCTAATAGTTCCATAACTTCTGAAACATCTTTTGTAACAGCAGGTTCTTTATCTTCTAATATGTTAGTCTTATGCTTATCTATCATACCACTAATCTCTGCAAAGTTTGCTTCCTTACCATTAAATATCTCAGTAGCTTCAACTGCTACTCTTTGAGCCAAGTCTCTATCAGATAGAGTACGCATTATATCTTCAGCTATTTCTTTACTAGGTTCTTGAACTTCTTTTATATCTTCTACTAACTCACTAAACTTTTCTTTAGCAGCACGAGTTAATGCAGGATTAAATATAGCTGTGTGTATGGAATATAACTCACCAATATTTATATCAGTATCATATTTATCATGTGCTTTTTGTATTGTATCATATAAAGATTTAGTATCTCCATAAAATATAGTAGGGGATATTGCACCTTTGTATTGATTATAAAACTTTTTATTTAACATTAGTTTAATTGCTTGCTTTTCTATCATTTAACTCCTTCAATAAAATTTGATCTATTGTATCAATTATAGCTTGATCTCTTTGGCTCCACTCTGATCTATTACAATCTATTATATCATACTTCCAAGAAACCCAATTATCTAGTATTTCTTGTTTCATCTTATCATCCATAAAATATACTCCTTATCTGTTCTGTGTTATAATATTTAAGATCATCTTCTAAGGGTTTAACTATTACATTTTCAAATCCAGAGGATCTTAAATCTTTTGCCATGTCGTATGCTTTTGTTGTAGCATCCCTATCTAAACATACATATAAATTTTTATATGGTTTTATATAATCCATATGTGTATGTTTTAATTTAGTACCCATAATAGATATACCAGTTAATATATTAGATACTGCACAAGCAGATGGACAATCCTCCACTATTACTGCATCATCACATATACCACATTTAAATGGTACATCTTTATTACCATACATAAACCATTTTGGAAATTCATTTTTATTTAATGCTCTACCTACCGCACCTACTATCTTATGTGTATCTCTATTCTTAATCAAGAATACAACTCTATCTTGTTTAACATCATATTTAAAATCTGCTCTACCCCAAGACCAAGACTCCCAACAATTATTATTAGCTAACCATTGCATAGCTTTATTATTAGAATATATTGATTGAAAATTATCTGGTAATTGAAAGTCTTTATCTTCTATGTGTAAATCTTTATTACCTTGAAAAACTTTTTGTACATACTGCATATCTTTTTCTCCTTCTTTTTTTCCTCGTGCTTTACAAGATGCATGAAAACAATACCAATATATCTTATTTTCTGTAGTGTCTATTGATAATGTATTTTTATTATTACAAAATGGACAATCTATTCTTGTCTGTAAATCTTTAGCAAGATATAAACTTTGTATTACTTGTAACTGTTGTTGGTAATTCAAATAGATACTTCCTCATATGTAATTGTATATTTTGATTCTGAATAAAAAGAACTCTTTTCTATTTTCATTAAATTATTATTTAAATAGTAAGCTACATTATTCTCTATCGTGTTTATGTCTGGCTCGCTGTCGAATGGTATTATTGCTACTGCATCTATCCCCATTCCGAATATTCTTACTTTGTATTTTTTCATTGTTTATTTCCTTATCATAGTTTTTACTATTTGTCAATCTATTTTTTTTTTTTATTTTTGCATAGTAACTTGGGTGTTTCCACATATGTTTTCCTCCAATCTTTATACCAAGATATATCTCTACCTTCTTTTTTACACCAGTCATAATGATTATCTAATATTAATCTACATACTTCACTTTGACCTTTAGGTTTATTTACCACTATTTTGTACCATTAGTTATAGTATACCTCAACACACTTGTTAGTGGATTATAATCTGTTGTTTTACAGGATGTAAGAAACAAAAAAAATATAATAAATATTATTCTCATAGTCTACCTTTTCTTTCTTTTCTACATTTATATGGTAATGTAACTACTTTTTTACTTTCGTTTCCTTTTTTACTTGTCCAATATATTACGGCAAAAGTACAAAATTCTGTTGGTACAGAATATTTTATTAATGCTTTTTTTAAACTTCTTGCTTCTATTATTTTAGGTTCTGCCATTTTTTGTACTATACCTTGTGGTGTTCTACCCATAGGTACAAATGTATATTCTCTCATTGATCACTCCTTAGTTCTTTAATATTAAACTCCACAACAATTTTATCATCATTAATATTCATAGATGGTTTTATAATTTTATATACATATGGGCAATTATCTAACCATTCATCAAATATATTTACAAAGTTATCTCTTCTTTGTAATTTTTTTTCATACTCTTCTGCTTTATTTTTACTATCTCTATAGTCGTGTCCTTCATCTCTCTGTGTCATTTTTCTTCCTCGCTTATCTCTCGTAAATCTTCATTATCAATACCCTCAGAAATAAAACTGTGATCTCCATTGTATTCATAATATTTTTGATTTCCTTTTTCATCTTCTTTGTATAGTGTTAAACTCCAACACATAATTGGAAGTTTGTCCCATTTCTTTTTACTCATTCATCTTCCTTCTCGTTATTAAATCTTACAACTATTACTATACCATTATCATCGCTATGTAATAATTCATTATCATGCTCTGGACATTTTTCAATCCATTCTTTTATTCTCTCATCATTTATTTTCATTCAATGCTCCTTGTAGCTTACTTGTTTAACTTTACGACTCCAACAGGCACGACAACTACCACACTCACCATTCTGTTTTGGTGCAGGACATTCTCTACCTACTGCAGGTTTATCTTTATGCACACCAGATGTCCACTTCCAAAACTTGGGTGGTGGACTATCAACTTTAGTTGTTGATACTCTTAAGCATAAATTTTTTGGTACATCTTCTTCTTTAATTTGATCTACAATTTTATATTCTCTAGTAGCTAACCAATACTTTATGTGTGGTGTAAGTTCACATACCTCAAATATCTTCATCAAATGCGAATAAGATTGCACATCACCAGAGTCAAACCAACGATGAAAACGCCTTGATTTATCTAGGTTTTTGTACTTTTGGGTAAGTAATTCTGCCATATAATCTACCCATTCTGGTAGTTCTATTGCTTGATATCTTTTTTCATACATGGCTTTTACAACTGGGAATACATAACAACCTTTACCTGCATAACATTTGTTACATATAGTACCATCAATCAGTGCTAACTTACTACCTGTCACACAATATTGTATTGGTATACCCCAAGCATACGATGGCATCTTACTAGGGTTTGATAGTGTGCCTATCTTTTTTTCTATATCTTTTATTTTCATAGTTTTCCTTTATTAATTTATACCAAAGAGTTTTATATTTAGGATCTTTAGTTTTATTATACATAACCGCCGCATTATCTATTTTAATTTGCATCAATATTTTATTTTTATAATTTTAATTCCAATCTTTTAATAGCAAATCTTAACTGATCTTTTGTTATCTGTCCAGTCTTATACTTGTCTGATAACTTATTAAATAGTTTTAACAAATGATCTCTTGTTGTACCTAGATGATCACATATTATTGAACATGCCTTAGTATAAAACCAATTTCTAGATTGCTGTATGTCAGTCATACTAAGATTAGTAGATACACTTAACTCAAATGCATCTTCCATTGTCTGCTGTATAACTGCTATAAGTATTTTTTCTTCGGGTGTTCTTTTTTTTGTTTCTGTAATTACTTTTTCCATAATAATTTTATATCATATTGTATGCACAAAGTCAATGTGTCGCATTGAATTTTTGTTAAAAATATGATATGATACCCTGTCAATGCAGGGGGGGTTAGTATATAGTATAGTTAGTATTATTCTTTCCAATTGTTTTTTCCTGTTATATCTTTTAATAATTCTTTTCGTTTTCTTTCTTGTTCTATTTTATTTACAACTATAAATATAATGATTGCCCCAACTAGTAGGGCAACCATATTAAATAGGAACATACCTAATCCATGATAGAATGTCACGCTATTTTTCTACCAAGATTACTTAGGGCTTTGTGATAAAAGAATACAAAGTGATTACTAGATATATACTTCTCTATCTCTGAGTCTCTTGCCTCATTACTTTTGACAGAGTCCATTGTACTATTATCTATTCTATAATCTTCACTACCTTTCTTACCAATTCTAATTGCTCTTTTATTATGAGAACTATAATTAGTTAGGGCATTGTATACATCATACAAAGTAGATTTATGTATATCTGTTTCTAATACATTCTTTAATAAATTATATTTATTATCAGAACCATTAGAGAACTGTTTGAATATACTATCTACTTCACCACTTGATAATGATAAACTATTATACACTTCAAACTTATCCTGCATCTTCTCAAATGTAGTACCAAGGTGTTCTAGTTTTAAAAAAGAATCATCAACATCAAAGTGTGTTGTATGTTTCTTGACTGTCTCACCCAAACTCTCAAATGATTTCATACCATTTTGACAAATTAATCTAAGAAACATTGCTCTTATCTGATATACTATTGATGCATCGTAACTAGATACAACCTCAATACCAAACTTTAGTTTATCATCGGGATTTGTAGTCATTGCATGCGGACTAAATTTACTACCATCATCAAATAATATTCTTAATTTAAGGTAGTTTAGATCAGGATGCACATTAAACTGTATTGAAGTATTATCTAATGTAATACCATACTCATCTAACGCATCAGATAATCCATTTAGTATTTTTGAATACTTTACTAACTGGTAATTAGATCCATGTAAATGTATTGCACGTTTATTATCTGTATCTACTACAGCCCATGCAGGTTTATTTAATTTAAAAAGAACTGGATCACTTACATAATGTATATGTTGTAGATCAACTTCAGTTGTTGCTCTACCATACATATCTGAGTGATTGTCTTTTAATGTCTCAATTAATGTAGACATATTTATCCTCCGTTGTTGGTTGGTTTATTTTGAGAGGGTATTATTACTAATACAATTACAGCAAAGTCATATCATGCAAACTCTCAGACTTATAACATATAAAAAAAATAGTGTTATGTCAAATCACTTCTGTTCAAAGTCTTCAAACTTTTTATCGTGAAGATCTTTTAATAACTTTCTTGTAAGTGGTGGGAATGTAACTTGAAAAACACCTTGTTTATCTAGGAAACTAAACTTCATAGCTTTCTTACCTATCAGTAAATACTTTAGTCTATGGTTCATAGGTACATTTCTAAATTTATAACCATCTTTAATTTCTAGATCAGTAACTAACATATTTTTTTCGGGTGTAGTGGTTCTCTTCTTACCTTTCTTATAAAGTCTTTTACCAGTAATGCCATCGACTTGAAACTTTCTGTCTTTAGTATCGAACTTCATTATTCTTTTCTCACCAATGACTTCAGATTTTTTTGGTTTTTTATAAAAAAAAGCACGACCTCTCTGTGCTTTATGTTTTGTTATATTTTCATCAACAAATAAATGTATTTCATCTTGATGAAGTATAACTGTGTTTACATTTGTTAACATATTGCTCCTTATATTATTTGATTATTTTTAGGGGTGACTGAAGAACGGATCAAAAGATCAACGTGTCACCCACCCCATTATCGGAAGCATGTACCAAGATAACGATAGTGTGGAAAACTACCCATAACATTTCGCATGGCTTGAACATCATTGAAGATTAGTCAAATCACACACTCCCCCTTGATTGTATAAACAAAAAAGGGCAACCAACTCTCGCTGATTGCCCTTAATTAATATCAGATTATTTAGGTGATGTCAAATTTAAATTACAAACAATTTGATTTATTAATATCATCTGACCAGTCTTGTGATTTATCAACGATCCAAATATAAGATTTGGTTGTCGTGATAGAAGCACCTGCTGTCTCTTGCATACATTTTTTACCGACTAAAACTTGTTTATTAGCACAAGCCGTCATCGTTAAAAAGATGAATAATATCAATGCTATACGCATATTTCTCCTCTAGTTTGTTTTTAAGTTTAGCTTTAAATAAATCTCCCAGTCATTAGGATATTCGAATTGACAAGTATCAAATTTATTCTCTGCATCTTGCCAACCATCAGCGTCTACATAGACTTGAAGATTTCTTTTCTTATTCATAAACATATAGGTACTAGTAGAAAGTCCATCTGTAAAATCTTCTACTAGATCTAGCTTAGGTTTAGATTGAGTTCTAGCCATTAGTTACCCCCTACATGATCACTAGTATAATCATCGGGCGTAAGTCTGAACTCTCTCTTTACACTTATAAACTCTATTGCGTTTATATCTTGTACCATGGTGATGCACATACGAAAGTCATCACATATATCTAGAGGTATACCATCAGCATCAGTAAGTTTTTTAGCTGTAGCGAGAACCTTAGATATGATATCTTTTTTTTTCATAATTATTCTCCTGTAATTAATTAATTATGTTCTATTGATATCAAATAAAAAACCCCATGTCAAATGAATGACACAGGGTTTATTTTTATGATCCAGTTATAAGCTGAATGATGGGCAATACTACAATCATGAAGAAAGGTATGCCCATAATTAAAGTATATATCAAGTACATATTAGCTATCCTTTCTTATTAATTATGTAATATATTTAGCACACATATAATATAATGTCAAATGATTTGACATAGCCTATGTAATGTTATACAAATGTAAATGTACACGCACACATTGGGAAAATTATTATAGCTTAACCATCTGTGCAGGGAGTAGGTAGTTGCAATATAAAATTCCTACTGCTAGATTTCTTTAGCGAGAAATTGTTTGAACCACTTGCGTTGGTCGCAGTTGATGTGTAATAAATATTTATGCTTGGCAAAGCACAGATGTTATCCAACGCTATGCCCGTTTGACACCACCCACCACAAATGCTATAAATACATAATCAACAATTACAGGAGGATATACATATGGCAGATAGCAATGAACGTACTATTGGTCTTTATTTCATAGGACTACCTGAAATGAAACCAATCAAGAACGTTACAAAATCAATAGTTGATAAGGTTGAACTTGTTAGC